CGCTGCTTTATCTTTGCCGCTATGATGCACGATCATAATATGCGCCAGCGTTACTTGGCGCAGCGCATCCACATTGCCGATAAACCGCGTCATATCATCCGGCGCATTTTCATTGCCGCCCGCCATGCTGCGCGATAATGTGTCTACCACAATCATGCGCACCGGCCCATGCTTGCGCGATACTTCACGCACCAGCTTGGCCAGCTTTTCCAGATCCGCATTTGGGTCGAGCAAATTGACCGGCGACGGCCTGACAGCAAGCTTGACGTTTTTATGCTCTGGGTATTTCTGGCGCAGCGCAACAATTCTATTATGAAACGCGTTGCCGCCCTCTGTGGCCAGATATAGCACGCTGCCGCCTTGCGTTTTGCACCCGTTCCACGGCTGGCTTGCCGCTACGTGCCACGACATATCTAACGCAAAAAATGATTTGCCTGTGTTGCTTGGCCCATATAGGACAGACATTTGCCCTTCGCCCAGCCATTTCTTGACCAGATAATTTCTTGATAGCTGAGCCTGCGCATCCTCTGGAAAAAACACCTCGTCCAGCAAGTTGCGCACGGTTAATGCTTTGCGCGTGGCCTCTGGCCCTTGCGTAACCCAAAGATCATTAAAATCTGTGCCTTCGTTTGGCGGCAATATATATTCAACGCCATGCTCAGCAAATGCTTGCTCCGCTGCCTTTATTCCAGCTTCGTCATTATCGCCTGCCACCACCAGCGTTGCATCTGGTTTCGCTTCCCTAAGACCGGCCACGACCTTGTGAATATTGCCCGCGTTTAACGCAAATACGACTGGCTTGCCCGTTGCTTGCGCAATGCTTGCCGCCGTTGCCCAGCCTTCAGCGATATATGCAAAATCTCTGATTGGCCCGCCGATTACAGAGAAGTTACCATTGACCGGCATTTTGTAGGAAAATTTCTTTTTGCCGTCCTCGTCAATAAACTGCACGCCTTGACGTCTGCCTGTCACGTCGATGATTGGTATTTGCAGATCAGGCCCGTCAATAATAGCGTTATGGCGTTGCACGTTTTTGCGTACCAGATATGGGTGCGTTTCCGCTTCCTGCGCTTGCTCGATTTCCGGCATTATTTGCTCCCCCTGCGCTGGCCATTCTATTTCTTTATTTTGCGGCCTTGCAAGATCAGGCATTTTATTTGCGTCCGGCCATAATCCTTGGCTGCGCAATGCTTCTTGTATGGCCTTAAAATCATTGCATTGCCTGCAATTAACCATGACCTCGCCATTGAATTCTTTTATCCAAAACCTGTCTTTGCCGCCGCAATTCGGACATGATCCGTGATGCTCGCCCTTGCTGGTTTGTTTTAGGTTAAGGAGCTTGACTATCTCGTTACCCCATTCTGCCCAATGCGCGGTGGGGAACTTGCTATCCTGCCTTAAATTGCTTAACATAATCGTACATACCTCTCTTCCCATGGTTGCCCCGCCCGATTAGGTTTCGCACTGTTCGGGCGGGGCTTTTTTATGTGCTAGAACGGTATTTCATCATCGAATGAATCCGACGCCGATTGGGGCGCTGCCGTGGCAGGCGCTGGGCTTGCTGGCGGTAATGCAAACGGATCATCTGCCGCTGGGCTTGCTGCGGCTGTGTAGCCGCCGATCACAGCATCAAATGGATCAACGCCATGCTGAAGCTCGGCAAGCTCAAGCACCTGAACAGCACGCAATCGCAAGCTGATGCCGTTGATCGATCCTGTGTTGTACGGCACAAGCGTTACGGCCACGTTTACCTTGCTGCCTGACGTCAGCATAAAGTCATCCGGCAGCTTATTGCGCTGCGCATCTACCTGACGCGGCGGGCTGGTTTTTTCCATGCCATACGCGCCTTTTAATTTGGCTTTGCCGATTATTTCTCCATCATCGCCTTTTTTGTATGGCAAGTTTGACGGCTTAGGTGGCCATTGCTTTTTGCTGTCCATAGACGCGGCATTGTTATACGCTTCCATGCAAAGCGAATGTAGCTGCTTTGCCTGATCCGGCGTCATTATAAATGACATGTCATAAGCGGCACCATCGTCTAATGCATCGCATTTCACTGATCGCATTTCGCCGCTGTCGAATTTATATGTGCCGTTTAGTCTGGGATAACGCGCAACGGCGTTACTGATAATATGTTGCATGTGCAACTCCTTGGTGTATTGCGTGGCACCCCCACGCTGGGATCTATTAAAACGCGTCTGACGCGTTCATCCAGTCCGGCAAGTGAATGGTGTTTATTTCATCCCAGCCGGTGTCATATTCTTCGTTATCTGTCGCATGCTTAATCGTGTAGAGCGTTTCCATCATGCGATTATGCGCGTGCCGCAAATACATTTCGCTCATTTCGTGAACGCACACGGCGTATGGCTTTTCTTTTTCGACGCAAATGAACATAAACTGCTTTATGCGTAATCCTTCTAAATTTAAGCAATGCAAATAAAATGCACTTTGCAAATCGTAACCGAAATTCCTGACCGCTCGGTCAAATCCTTTGGGCGATGCATCAACGCACGTCTTCACATCTATCGCTATGCCCTGCTTGACCAGCAGCCCATCTGGGCGGGTTTTGAGCGGCAAATCTAAATCTGGGTCTGTCACAAAGAATGATGCTTCTGCAATCAGATCAGAATGCGTAAGCAAATGATGCGCCACGTTGTGCTGCAATACAGACTGCGCCATATCAATGCTTTGCTTGTATTCGGCTTCCGGCAGAAGCACAGCACCAGCCTTGTCAGCATCTTCTTTTGCTTGCTTCCATTCTTTGCCGCGTCTTGTCTCCGGCCCGCATCTGACTAGGTTTTTTTCTCCTTCTAACAGGTGCGCGTGACAGGCGCTGCCCAGATCAAATACGGCGCTTTCCTTGCGCTCCTGACCCTTCCAATGCGCCAGCGATTTGCTGCTGACCGTTTTTACGTCCGACGATGAAATTGCCGGATCAAGATGATATGCCTCGTTGGACATGTCCTTGCGCATAACCATTATGCACGCCCCCTTCCATATAATGCAATTAGCAGCGCCTCTGCGCGATGCTCATGCTTTTTTAATTTTAACTCCGATGCCCGATCAGGAAACCATTGCTGCGCCAGACGTCTTGCTGCGTCTTTATCTTTTGGCAAATTCAGCGCACGCTTCCAATTAACTGGGCCTACCAACGTAAACCTTGAGCGAGAAAGCGCAACAGTAGATGTGATCTGACCAAACGCATATCCCAGCTTAAACGTTGAGCTAACGCCCTGCTTTGGCATTGCCTGTTGCCGCTCGATCCATATGTGATCGACAGCATCGCAGCTCATTATAATATCGTTTAGCGCCACGACATCTACGCCGCCCTCGCTATACACCGGCAAGTCATGCACCTCAGACCATGTGTCTGTGATGATTGCCACGCCGCCAGTACGATATCCGCAGTCTATGCCAATGGTCACTGGATCGCTCATAGTTGAGTCCTTATTCAGTTTGGGGTTGCTCAACTACAATATCGTGCTTCGCTAAAAAGTCACGCAGCGCCATTTCTACTGTTGCCGCCTTTGTCATGCGCGTCTTATCCTTATACAAGTCTAATCCCGCAATCACCTCTGGCCGCACGCGAACCAATAACTGTTGTAGCTCCATTTTCATTCTCCTTCTGTAGCCTGATTGCAACAGCTACAGATAAACATATATCGTGTCAATAGCACTAAGATATAAATTAATTGTTGACAGATATCTTTTAGATAAATTATAGTCAAGTTACGAACAAACAATGACCAATAAATTTTAAAAGGAGAAGCCGTAATGAACCTTACGCACACACATGAATTTCTAATCACGCACATCACCGACAGCGGCACCGGCTTTGCGGTACGCACTGACAATGGCGAGAGCGTCCACATATCGCCGCGCTTATTGCAGCAGGCCCACGCAAACCTCGACGACATCTGCATTGGCATCATCGTGCAGAACGCTGTCGAAGATCAGCGCGAGCGCACGCCGTGGGTTGCCGCATATGTGCAGGAAAGACGCGCAGCGCGTGACGTGCTAGGCTTGGCGACTGACGCGCCAGCAGAGGCCGTACAAGCGCCCATCGA